CCGAATATTGCCCGAAAAGAGGGCCTGGCGGGAAAGTGGAGTGGGGCACTACCGAACAAGTCACTCTCCCTAATCGCAGTCAGACTTTGCAGGTGCAGGAGCCGACCATTGATACGATGGGCGTAGATACCATGAAAACGGGCATGCACTACGACTTGCATAAAAGAGACGACCTTGTAACCGAACTGAGCGTTACCAATGAAGAACAGATCAATTCGTCCATTCTTGGGGATGCTTCCATGCAGCAGCTTTTTAACCGGCCTGCCGTCGGGTTTGTGGATAGAATCGGGACTCCGTATCACTACGCGGATTTGTACCAGAAATTGCAGACGGATGAAGTAAAGAAAATGGATCACGGCTATTGGAGGGAAGGAGCGCAAAGCGTTTTCAAATTGCCTGTTCATGACGAGGCCGGCATTTACCAAATACCTGAAATCCTGAATGAAGAAGGGTTTGAGAGAATCAAAAGTTCTCCCACAATGGACCCTTATACAGTCAATACACAATATCTTTTGAAGCCAGTTAACCCATCCAACCAGGAATTTAAACCGGATTGGTTCAGAGTTTGGCATGAACCTGTTGCGTTGGAAGGAACTGTCGCTTATCTCAAAATCGACCCGGCCACCTCCAAAAGAAAGAAATCGGATTACACGGTCATTCTTTATACTCAGATAGACGGCAAGAAAATTAAATACACCACAGACGGAATCAGGGACAAACTCAACGTCACGGAAAGGATTCATGCGGTTATTAGGTTCCTTAAGGCGTATCCCAATATCATCGGCATCTTGTACGAGACGGTCGGGTTCCAAGAAACGGACGCTGTTTATCTCAGAGAAGCAATGAGAGAAAACAAATGCGAAAGAATCATCTATGAGATAAAAAGTCCGAAACATTCAAAGGCTGACCGAATCCGAAGGCTGATTGCCCCATATTCGAATTCCTCCTGGTACTGGAAAAACCAGATTTTCTATACCGCCCTCCATGACGGCAAGGTCCATAATCTGACCGAGGAAGCACGGTATGAGGCTTATACTTTTCCATTTTCGGAACATGACGATATCCTCGACTGCCAAAGCCAGCTTCTTGACCCGGACATCATGCTGGCTATGGGCTATTCTGTGAAGAAAGAAACTAAGTCGGATAAAACCACCTACCGCGATATCCATAATATGCTCAGACGAGAGAAGAAAGTTTCGTTCCGGTCTAAAGAGGACAGGACTCGCTTCTGGCAAGCTAAAATGGGCATTGAATTGTAGCCGGACACCAATTCACATCTTCATGCCCTTGACTTTTTAAGTGTATTGGGATATATACGGGTATATTGGGGGCGCGAAATCAATCACAGATCAAACCATTGAATCAGACGTAAGAGTCTGGATGGCGCGTATCCGTCGCGCCGAGGAATACCAGAAAAAGCAGCATGATTTCTGGAATCGAAGTCGCGACCTTGCTACCGGGGCCAGGTTTGCCAATGACCCTTTTTACATGGCGCGTGGCGGGCATTTCACGAATCTTGCGACCGCCTATATTGACACCCACCTTCCGGCTGTTGTGTTTAGATACCCTAAAATCAATATCAAAGCGAAACAACGACATGCTTCTCTTGACATGATCCGATTCGCTCAGGCCATGTCCGATACGGAAAATCATCTTTGGGAAGATCAGGATCAAAAATCTGAAGACCGAAAATCAGTTTTGGATGCCATCTGCTACTCAATCGGCTGGATGAAAATTGGATTTCAAGCTCAATTCGGAGCAGTGGAAACGGAACAAAATCAGGAAATGAGCTTTGAAAACCTCAATACCGCCCTTCTGGAACAGGAAAAAGACCTTTCTAGGCAGACAAAACAGGGCAAAGTGATCGAAATGTCTGAGAAAGTCCAGTCGGAAAGCGTTTATTCCTGTTGGGTGTCTGCTTTCGATATGTTTGTGCCGGAAGGGTATCATTATATTGAGGACATGCCATATCTTATTCAAAGATATGTCCAGCCCATTGAAGATATTCGTAACAATACTCTTTTCAACGAGAACCGTGAATTTGTCCAGTCTAAAAAGAGATCGTTTACCTCTTCTAAGGGCGTTTTGTTCCAGAGACCACAACAGGATTCCAGATCGGTTGTCTCAGATTTCGATCAAGATGTCGGTGAATATTTCGAAGTTTGGGACAAAAGAGGCCAAAGCCGGTTCTATTTGGCCGATGGGCTTGACGGCTATCTGAGAGAACCCGACCCGTGGCCTTATTGGTGTGACGGCTTTCCATACGAATGCCTCACCTATCGGGACGAGGCGTTTCATCCCGAATGCACCATGTTCTACACTACCCCTGATTTAATCGTTTTCGAACCGCAGCTAGTCAATATCTCAAACATGATTTCTCAGATGGCGAATCATCGGAAGAGATTCAACCGCAAATACTTAGTGCCTCCAGGCATCCTGACTGAAACCCAAAAAGAGCTTCTTGCCGAGCCGGAAGATGGCGGGATTGTCGAGATAAGCGGCGATCCTCTCCAAGTCAGAGAGCTTAAAGACCTTCCATTGCCGACCGATGTTTACCGCCAATATCAACTTGAGCTAGAGAATTTCAGAATGACTTCAGGCATTCTTCAGACCGGATTTTCCGGTATACCCGGTGTGGATACGGCTACCGAGTCAAAGATTGTAGCTCAAGGGCCGATGGTCAGAGTTCAAGACAGGCAAAGTAAGACCGAAGATTTTATGCGACGCATATCGAGAAAGAGAGTACAGCTTATCTGGCAGTTCTATCATCCGTCCCGAATCGAGGAAATTCTTGGCCGTCCGCTTGATTTTGTTTGGCCCGAACCGTCCAGGCGTAGGGTACAGCAGGAACTTGTCTACAAGATAGAACCCGGCTCGGCTAAACCGCCTGACGACGAAGCGCTCGAAGCTGTCAATTATCTCAAGACGGTTTCAGTCATTAGCGCGCCTCAGTTTATGGGTCAGATTCAGGATTGGGGCATTATCCTCAAGCAGCTTCTCGATAAGGTCGGATTCAAGGAAGTCGAGCTTGCAATCGGTGACCAGAACAAAGAGATGCAAGACGCTCAGGTTGAGAACGAGTTTTTAGCCCAGAATCTTCCTCAGGCGGTGACTGGAAACGATCAAGTTCATATGAAAGTTCATATGCAAAGCGGAATCAAAAACGATGCCATGATGCTTCATATCCAGGGACATGCAGGCAGATTGCCTGAAGGCAAAGCGGAAATCGGCCCTCAAAAAGGGGACACTTCCACTCCTCGAAGTGGGGCCAGCCCTGAAATTGAAAGATCGGGCGCCACACGAATGTCTGATTTGCGCGGGGCCGCTTCAAATATCCGTGGCGGTACTGGAACTGAAACTGGGATGATGCGCTAGGCGGATGCGCTAGGCGGATGCGCTAGGCGGATGCATTAGCATGATCTACGATTTCAAATGCACGGTTTGTTCCGAGGAGTTCAGCATTAGCCAGAAGATGAACGAGAAACATCAGGCCAAGCATTGCGGAACCAAGGCTCAGCGTGTTTACCGCCATGAAATCTCGGCTGATAGACTGTATCCGTACATGGAACACAATTTAGACCGGAATCCGATTGAGGTCAGAAGTAGAAATCATAGAAAAAAACTTTGCAATGAACGAAATCTAACTGATGAAGTTTCTTGGACAGGGAAGCGGCACAAGACAAAAACACTGTTCTTTACTTAAAACCAGGTTGAAAAAGGAGGTAGATCATGGCTGATAAGTTCGCGGCTAAAACTGGCGCGAAGCCTTTTAAGGGAGCGGAAGGTCTCAAGCGCCCAAAATCGGCGGTTATCGCGGTTGTCCAAGATGACGAGAGCCAGTTCACGCCGAATGCTCACAGCAAGAAGAAGTAACTTGCATACAGCAAGAAGAAGTAACTGTACTAACAGAAGTAACTGTACTAACAAAGGATAGGAGTCAATCATGCCAAACCAGGTTCCGGCAACTGAGCAGGGCATCCTAAATGGTGAACCCGAATCTCAGACTGGAGCCGATTCTTCCACCGGAGACGAGAAATCCGATTCGGGGAAAAAGGAAGAAGGCGGTTCAAAGGAAGAAAAAGCCTTCAAGTATTGGCAATCTCAACATGACAAACTCGATAGGGAAACGAAAGAACTTCGTGAACTTAGAGAGTTGGTCGGCGGGGAGGAAACGCTGAAAGCCGGGGCGCAAATCGCGCTTTGGGCTAAGAAAAATCCTGAAGAGTTTCGCAGATTTCAGGAATTTTTAGCCAATCCCAATCACTCGAAGGATGCGGTCGAAGATCAAGCGGCAGAGCTATTGGACGATCCGTCATTAAGCGGGGAACAACGAAAGAGCCTGAAGAAGCTCATCGACGGTGTTGTTCAGAGAGCGGAAAAAGCGTCGGACCGTAAATACGGTGAGAAGCTATCTTCTCTCGAACAAAAACTGGCTTCCCTGGAAGGGTCTGTGGGTTCCACTCTCGATGATAGCGCAGTGGCCAAAATAGCCAATCTGAAACAGGAGTTTCCGGCTGAGTTGGTCGAAAAATACCAGTCCGAAATGAAAAAGGTCTTGCGGGACCGAACCGTGACGGCATTGGAAGCGTTCAAGAGAGTGGCGACCTGGGAGGATTTGAAGATAGCTCTGGACGACAAAAATAAAAGACAGGTCGAAAAAGCAAAAGGAGCTTCTTCAGATGGAAGAGGAAGCGGCGCCAAACCATCGAGTTCACCGTCTACCGGGAAATATCGGGATATCCGACAGACCGTTTCTGAAATCGGTCAAAAACTGCTCGGCAAGCACGGTCTCTCCTGAGTTCTGGCCTGCATTCTCTTGCGTTTGAGCGAAGCTCCTGTTGAGCGAAGCTCCTGTTGAGCGAAGCTCCTGTTGAGCGAAGCTCCTGTTGAGCGAAGCTCTAATAATGAAACATAGGAGAGTGCATGGCTACGACAGCATTGCAAACAAGCTATGACACATTCCTTACTGAGACGTTAGATAACGTCGTCAAGCAAATCGCGGACAACGTAACCACTCGTATTCCGCTCTTGTATTGGATGTATTCTAACGGACGAGTTAGGAAAACGTCAGGCGGCGCCCAAATTCGGCTCCCGATCATTAAGGAACTGAATAATACGGCGCAATCCTACAACGACGATGATACGCTCGGAGTAGGAAAGCAAGACCCCGTGGAAGCGGCCTTCTATAACTGGAAGCAGCACGCTGTTTCTGTTTATGTGACTGGCCGTGAAATGATTCTGAATTCCGGGCCGGAAGGTATTATTGATCTGGTGGCGACATTGACCGAGCAGGCGGAAACGTCACTGATCGAAGTGCTTGACGATGACTTGCATAGTGCCAATACCGAATCCGACAATGGACTCACCGGGCTTCAGAATCTTGTCTCAACCTCAGTCTCTACAGGAACGACTGGGAACATCGCCAGAACGAACGCTTATTGGCGGAATATCGCTGATACGGTTTCGACCAACTGGTCAACCGATGGAATCCCATCCATGCTTCGTCTCTGGAGACAGGTAGCTCGCGGTGGGGAACATCCTGACATCATCGAGTTCACCGGTTCGATGTTCGAGAATTACGAAAGAGTCCTTTCGGCAACGATCAGCTACAACTTGCCGCTTGGCTCAGTCGGAACCCCGATGGCGAACAAGACGCTCGGAGATATCGGGATTCAAAACCTGATGTTCAAGGGAGCGCCGATCATCTACGGCGATAGCGTTCCTGCGAACACGGGTTATTTCCTCAACACGAAATACCTGTGGTGGCAGATTCAGAGGGATCGAGACTTCGTGAACACTCCGTTTATTCGGCCATCGAATAAGGATGTTCTCGTTGCTCAGATTCTTCTGATGTCCAACGTCGTTTCTAACCGTTTGGCGGCGCAAGGGGTCTTGACCGGCTCCGGCGACACCTACAGCTAAAAAGGAGGCAAAAATGAGAAGGTTTGCATTCGCTTTTGCGTTTCTCTTTGCCTTCGCATTGGCGACTGGTAATGCGCTGGCAAACAACCCGAATAACCCTGAGTCTTACCAGGAGCTTATTACCGTCTACAACAACTCCGGGTCTGCTCTCACTTCCGGAACTGTGGTTATTTGGGATACGACTGGAACTGCAGGCACTACGCTTGGTGGGTACGTTACAACAACTACTTCTGCCGACAGCAACTTGGCGGCAGGCGTTGTTGTGTCTGATTCCATCCCGGCTGCGGAAAGGGGAGTTATCTGCACCAAAGGCCCCTGCCAAGTCTTGATGGCTAACTCGACTGATGGAACGGCGGCGGCAGGAACGCCTATCGGAACCAGTACGGTTTCCGGTCAGGCTGGTAATGCCGCATCGGACGCACCGATTGTTGGGACTTCGCTCCAAACTTCGGCAGTGTCGTCGGACACTCTCGTTATTTGGGCGTATATCAATCCTCAGTCGATCCCGTAACGAGGGAGAGTGGCGGTGGGCGGCAATAGGTTGGTGGCTTGAGGGACGTCACTTGTTGCTGCCCACTCCCTCAACTTTTCGGTAAAGGCAATACTTGAAAGCTCTTTACGCTTTGTTTGCATTGATGCCGTTTTTCGCGCTTCCGTTTGCGGCTGATCAAGGCCGAATTCCTAGAATCGGATTGTTCCTTATTTCCGTAGGTGCGGCGAATCTGCTTGAAATGGCGAAAAGGCCGCTGAGAGTCTATTGGAACCGCGATCTGGCTCTGTTCTTGGGTTGGCTTGGCATCCTGTGGATATACAGGCTGGCTTGGCCCATGATGTGTTCCAAGTCAATGGTTCTCAATTTCTCTGAGGTCATGGCCTACTTCAATTTCGCGGCTGCCGTTTCCCTTTTCTGGCTTCTGGCGACACGGACTACGGCTAGAGATTGGGCGAGTCTCAATTTCATTATCCAGGTTACAACTCTTGCGATAGCCCTGGTCGGAATCGGCCAAAAATTTGGGCTGTCTCCAATAGAGTTAAACACAAAAATAGGCCCGAATCCGGTCGCCGGATTTTTCGATAACCCGACTATATTTGGGTCATTCGTAGCGCTTGGAGCCTGCTCAATGCTCTCTTTTGAGGGCATTTTAGGCATTTGGGGCTATCTCATCTGCGGGATAGCTATCGCCTTAAGCAATAGCGCGTCCGGGCTTACGGTTTGGTTCCTGGCGCTTGCAGTTCATTGGGTTATTGGCTTTGAGTTCAAAAGAGGAATGATTCTTGGACTGTCCGCCTTTTTTGCGTGGTGGTTTCTCTCGCTCAGAGACGGTTTTTTCAGCATCGGAGACCGACTTGTCTATTGGGGATGGGCGAAAGACTTGTGGCTTGAAAAATTTTGGTTTGGGTGGGGACTAGGAGCCTATCAGTTAATCGGATCGACCGAAGGCAAGCCCGGTTTTTGGAATAACGGGCATTGGGCTGCTCAGGCGCATAA